GCCGTCTTCGACGTCAGTTAAGCCGTCTTCGACGTCAGTTAAGCCGTCTTCGACGTCAGTTAAGCCGTCTTCGACGTCAGTTAAGCCGTCTTCGACGTCTATGATCGATCAGTATTTTGAAATATACAAAGAACAAATTAAAGAATATGGTGAAAAAACAGCTATTTTAATGTTGGTGGGATCTTTTTTAGAGAACTATCAAATTGAAAATACTGTTGAATGTATTGGAAATGCAAAGATATTATCAAATATATTAAATTTAAAATATGCGAATAAGAATGGGAATGTGGATAAGTCATCAAGGTCTTATCCTAATTTTGTAGGATTTACTCAAAATTGTTTAAACAAGTATCTTCCTGTATTATTGGATAATGATTATACTGTTGTGATTGTGAATCAATTAGAAAGTAGTGCTCAAAAATCGGGAAAGTTATTAAAACGTGGTATTACGGCTGTTTATTCTAAATGTTTACAACCATTAAGTTTAGATGAGACCAATACTAGTTCTTGTAATTTAGTACATATTATATTAGAAATAACACCACAGATGAAAACATCAAACAAAAGAAATGCTAAAACATTTTGTAATTTAAACACATCAATAACTTGTGTGAACAATTTTACAAATGATATTAAAATAACAGATAACACATTTGTGTTTGCGCCAGATAATATAGAGTCATGTTTAAATGATTTTGATAGGATTCTTTATATGTATTTTGCAAAACAGTTACATGTTAATATTATATGTGAAATGGATGAACATTTTAATAAATTAAAAAAGTATTTCTCGACTAATTATGAAAATGTTAAAATATATAAAAAAGAATCTGGTAGTGTAGGAAACAAAGATTATTTTGATGTAACTTATCAAAATGAATATCTAAGAAATGTTTATAAACACATTAATTTTGGTTTAATAACACCTGTTGAATTTTTCAATTTAAGTAAATTTAAACTGTCTGCTGCAAATTTAATAAATACTATTAATTTTATGAGCAAACATGATTTAAAGTACATTTGTAATTTAAATGTACCTAAAATTGTAAATGAAAATGATTATTTAGTTTTAGAATTAGATACGCTTACACAATTAAATATTGATAAGGGAGTTTTTAATATTATAAATCATACAAAAACTGCTATGGGAAGGCGTCATTTACATTCATTATTATGTAAACCATTTAAAGATCCTCAGGTTATAAAATGGAGATATTCCTTGACAGAGGCTTTAAGTGAATTAAGTAAAGGTATATTAAAAAGTATATCAGGGTCACTATCTGAAATACCTGATTTCGAAACTTTGCATCGTAAAATGGCATTAGAAGTATTGCATCCATATGAATTTGAGAAACTACATAGATGTTACAGTAGTATCTTGGATATTACAGGAATACTTTATGATCATCCTGTATTAAAAGAAATATTACCTAATGAAAATATTATGAGTAAATTACATGAATATATTAATGATTACACGCGTATTTTCAATATAAATATGATGAAAAATTATAGTTTAACTACTTCTAGAGATGAAATTGGAAATTATTTCAATATTAATGTAATAAGTGAATTAGATACAATTCAAACTAGAATTAACGAACTTGAAACAGAACGAGAAACATTGCGTGTTTATTACGACAATCAAATTAACAATAATGGAGCATTGCAATCTATTAAGTTAATTTATTCAGAAGGTGAAGGATATTCATTCAGTTGTACTAAAATACGTTATCAAACATTATTAACAAAATTAAAAAATGGTTGTGAAGAAAATGTATTAGAATTTAAATATAAACAAACAAATACTGTTACTAAATTTACAACTCCAAAATTGAACAATTTATGTAGGGAACTACTTAATTACAGAGAATTACTTAATACAAAAATAAATTTACATTACATAAATATAATAAAAGATTACTATCAAAAATATAATAGTCTTTTTAACGGAATTAAAAATTGTATCCAAATTTTAGATGTTACTTATTCAAATTATAAATGCAAAACAAAATATAATTACATCAAACCAGAATTAATAGATGCAACCCATGATAAAAGTTCTTTTATAGAACTAAAGGGTTTACGCCACGCTATTATTGAAAGAATTAATACAGAAACTGAATACATCACAAATGATATCACATTAAATGAATCGAGTCCGGGAATGTTATTATATGGTTTGAATTCGTCAGGTAAATCATCAATGTTAAGAGCTATTGGTATTTGTGTTGTATTAAGTCAATGTGGTTTGTATGTTCCATGTACATCGTTCAGTTTTTATCCATTTAGTACAATGATATCTCAAGTTGATTTAACAGACAATTTATATGCTGGTAAAAGTTCATTTATAACTGAACTTGTAGGATTAAAGAAAATTCTTAGTTGTAGTGGTAAAAACACTATTCTTTTAGGTGATGAAACATTAAAGGGTACAGAAAGTAATAGTGCTATGGGGTTAATAAGTAGTATGATATTAAAGTTGAGTTCTAATGGAAGTAGATTCTTTTTTACAAGTCATTTGCACGGATTACCAAAAATAAAAGAAATAAAGGAACTAACTACATTACAAATAAAACATTTAAGTGTATGTACAAAAAATGATCGAATAGTATTCAGAAGAAAATTAGAAGATGGTCCAGGTTCAGATTTGTATGGTATTGAAGTAGCTAAAAGCATAATAGAAGATACTGAGTTCATAGACATTGCATTTTCAATACGTAATGATTTAACAAATAATAAAACTAGTATTTTGTCAAACAAAAAAAGTGTGTATAATAAGAAAAAAATATTAACATCATGTCAAATTTGCGATGGAACACAACGTTTAGAAACACATCATATAAATGAACAAAAAAATGCAGATGCTGTTACTGGAATTATTAAAAACAAACATTTTCACAAAAATGAAAAATACAATTTAGCAACTTTATGTCATGACTGTCATTTAAAAGTTACATTAGGAAAAATAATAGTTCATGGATACACACAATCATTAAATGGAGTTTTTTTAGACTACGAATTAATTGAACAACAAGAATTAACCATCTGAAACACTTTTTATAACATTTTTAATATTATTTAATAATGCAGGATTTGAATTTAACGAGTGAAAAATCGTTTGTAATTCTTGATTATTACATAATAGATTTATATAAGGAATTACATTTTGATTATCCAATATGTTTTTAAAACAATTATGTATAACATCATTTGTTGTCATGGTTGTAACGACATTTGCAATTGTAGGTTTATGGTTGATTAATTGTTGTGCGAGTTCAACATCTTTATCAACACTGCCACAACTACCCTTTAATCCTTCAAGAATAGATTGCAACATTCCATTTCCACGTATTGGTAAAAAAGGAAGTATTTCAGAAACACCAAAAAAAACAAAACCTATAATGGTAGCAATTGTATTAGGATCAGACATAATATTATATGAAACTAAATTAAATTGTAATTAAAAACGAAAAGATATTTTTTTTTTAATGTTATTAATTAAGTTATGGATTCAATTGCAAATTCTATTGTAAATGTTATTAAAAATGGTGATGTTTCATTGTATAATAAAACATTAATGTTAAGGACCATAGCCATTATTGCTGTAGTTTTATTTGTATTTACATATATATTTCCTACCAATTACGCTTATGTAATAACATTGATTACATTTGCATTATGGGTGGGTAGTAATTACGTAAGATATACAGAAACACAAGTGGATACTAAAAATCACCAAATAATGTATCATTTAAATGTGTTACAAGAAATTATTAATATGTACATTGATAAACAACTTAACAAAGATACTATTGCTTCATCTAAATTAACAAATAAAGAAATAAATATGATATATGATAAAAATATATTATCAAGCATGTACATAGATAGTAATTTAATAGAATTCCTATATAGTATTAAACAATTATCTGAATGGAATGATAACGAATTTTATTTGTTATTAAAAGGAACTAATAATATATTACGGCTCAGAAAAGAAATAGAAATTTATCATGAACAAAATAATATGTATCCTGATAATATATTCCAAATGACAGAAAATGCATTGCAATTAAGAACTAATACTATTAATAACATGCATAATTTCATTTATAGTATACCTAAAGCAAATATTATTTACACTTATCTAGATAAGATAATCCATAGATATATGGTATTAATATCAAGAAATACTGATAAAATGTATTATTATACAAAAGAACACATTAAAAAAGTAGGTATTAATACAGATACTAAATTTATTAATTATAACAACATAAGAGCATATGATCCAGATTCTGTTCAATTTTTTACTTAATTATTAATTCGTTTTAATTTAAAAATAATAAACTATAACAGTTATAGGAAATTAAATATGAATTTCTCAAAAAAACTATTATTAAGTTACTTGATTAAATGTGTTTGTAATGCATTACCTTGTGTTAATGTGAATTACACGGTATGTACAAATGGTATTTCGTGTGATACTAACAACAATATTGTTGGTTGTATTAATGGTCAAGACATGATTATTGATAAATGTGATATTGGTAATGCGTGTGCTAATGTAAATAATACAATAATGTGTGTCCCAACACCAACACCAACAGTTAAGGATATTAATATTGTGGGTGCACCTTGTATTAATAATAACGCATACAGTTGTGGTGAAATTAATAATCTTGGTCAAGGTACAGTTGTACAATGCGTGAATGGAGTTATTACATTTATTGATAACTGTGATCATCAGAATACAAATACATGTGTTATGATTAATGGAAATCCTTATTGTGTATTAAATCCAATTGCAACAACAGTTACAACACCGGTTACAACGTCAGTTACAACACCTGTTACAACGTCAGTTACAACGTCAGTTACAACACCGGTTACAACACCAGTTGTTCCTTGTCCAGAGACAACTAGTTCAGTTCCAAAAGATATTAATATAACGAGTAATGGGGATGTAGGTGATAGTTGTGCTAATAATAATGCTTATAGTTGTGGTGGATTAAATAAGGATGGTCAAGGTACAGTTGTACAATGTGTAAATGGTATTCTTTTATTAATTGATAACTGTGATCATCCAGGTGAAAATAATTGTGTTATGATTAATGAAAAGCCTTATTGTGTATTTAATAAAACGTCAGTTGCAACGCCTAGTTCAGTTCCAAAAGATATTAATATAAAGAGCAATGGAAATGTAGGTGATAGTTGTGTTAATAATAATGCTTATAGTTGTGGTGGATTAAATAAGGATGGTCAGGGTACAGTTGTCCAATGTGTAAATGGTATTCTTTTATTAATTGATAATTGTGATCATCAAGGTGAAAATAATTGTGTTATGATAGGTGGTGCGCCGTATTGTGTTGCTTAATAGATTTATTTGTTAATTAATTTTTTAGTATAATCTTTATTTATATTAAATAATTTCAAAGCATAATTACATATTATGATATAATGT